ATATATATTGTACATAATATGTATATTGTTGTCAAGGAAAATCCGAAATTTTTTTTAAGATTATAACCCTTTACGTCAACTGTGTTTATGAAAAGATAAAGAATATTTCTTTGTAGGAGCAAATCCTATTTAGGCAAAAGAATCGGCCCTTGATTGTGAAAATCGTTATTTTTGGGCCAAAAACAAGGAAGTGGCGTTATTAACAAGAAAACGCGTATTTTTAGAAAGGAGTCTTTTTATGACCCGCAAATCAATTCTAACAATCGCCTTGTGCCTTTGTGCCTTCGTGGTAAGCATCTCCGGCTGTGTCATACCCGACGCCGCCCAGATTCGGCAGTTTGCGGACGAAGCCAAAAGGCTGTCCGACCGGGTGGATGATTACCAGGTAGTCGTCAACGATGTAAAGACGCTTCTGGTTGAAGATAAAATCATCAGCGAGAAAGCGGCCGAGCGTATCGACAAAATCGGCGAGGAGATTGACCGCGTTCAGCCCAACATCGAAGCGATCGCAGACTCTGTTAAGAACGCCGATTATGTAGACGGCGATGATATCGGTAATATCGTAAAAGGCCTTCAGGCGGCCAACGCGGCGTCCGCTCCCGTCAACCCGTATGCGCCTCTTATCGATGCCGTTTTGGGTGTCGTCGCTCTGGCGGCCGGCGGATTCGCAGTCAAGAAAACCAGGGACGCCGGCAGGGCCGAATTGGTCCTCGATAAAACCAAAGAGGGAATAAGCAAATTTGAGGGCGTAAGCGATCCTGCAATTGCAAGTAAGCTGCACGATACCATCAAAGCTAAAATTACCAATATTTAAGGACGTCAATATGAACGCACCCTTGACTCTTGCGGCCGTGTTGGTCGGCGGCTGCCTGGCAATCGTAGGTTCTCTCATAGTATTAAATTTGCGGTCCATAAAGAGCTGCCTTCGCAGTTTCACCCGGCGGATCGATAAGCAGGACGGCCAGATCGAGAAGGCCAAGGACAGTGTGAACTCGCTCGGCAAAGACTTGCGGGAATGCAAAATCGACTGCGAGCGAAGTTTTGTAAACGCCGAATTGTTCTTGCGCGAGACCGGCTTTACAAGGCGGAGCTTGCAGACCCTGACCACGTCGGTAAACCGCATCGAGGGCAAGCTCACCGTGGTCGAGCAGATGCCCAAAATCGTCGGCGATATCTCCCGCGAAATCGTCAAGGAAATGAAGAACGGAGGCAGCAATGGCTAAGAACCCCGAAGCCGTCAAAATGATGCAGATGAGGATATTCATCCTCGGCAATCTAAACCGTTTGTACCCGACGCCCCTGCAGGTGCGGACGCTTTATCGTGTCCTCTGCGGTTTTGACGAGAACTACAGCTTATCGCTTTTGCAAAAGGACATCGCTTACCTCAAGCAGAAGGGCTATCTCGAATATGTCGATGAGAGAATCGGCGGGGCCGATAGCTTCGAGAAAAAATGTATCGGCCTTACCGCCGAGGGCAAGGAAATCGCCGACCGCACCCAGACGGACAACGCCCTGGAGATCTGATGCCAAGAAGGACTCACAGCGCAATAGATAAACTGCCCGCCGAAGTCCGCGAGGCTATCACTTCGATGATTGTGGATGCGGCATGGCCGGAAGATTATCCGCCGCCCCCGGACTATTCCGGCAGGCCGCGATATGAGGACGTTGTGACATACTGTCAGCTTCAGGGTTGGCCCGTCAGCAGCTCTGCCGTCGGTCGATGGGCAAAGGGTCTTTTGGTACTGGAAACAATGCGTAACAAGACTCTCATCGTACGTAACGTGATGAAAGATATTACCCAGGAAAAAACGACCGAGACCCAGAAGGCCGCCGCCGAAATCATGACAGCTAAGGCAATTGACTTTGCCCTGGAAAAAAATTTATCGGCCATTGAATTTAAGAACATCTCACGCTCTGTCCGCGACTGCGCGGCGGTCAGTATAAGCGCCGACAAGTATTATCGCGAGCAAATCGGCAAGAAGCTTGCCAATAATTACGTAGTAGAATTCCCCAACGGCAGCCGCATCAACAGCCTGTCGAGCAATCCCCGCCGTTTCAGGAGCAAGGGCGGTGATGTCTGTCTCGACGAGTTCGACTGGCACGATCAGCCCGGTCTTATGCTCGATGCCGCAATGCCGGTTACCACCTGGGGCTACGACATATCGATTCTTTCGACCCGCAACGCCGAAGGCACGGAGTTCGATAACCTGATCAAGATAGCCAGGCGGATTAAGTCAGGCGAGCTGGACCCTGAAAAGGACAACGTCCTGCCCTGGAGTTTACATACAATTCCGATTACCGTTGCCGTTGAGCAGGGCCTGGCGGAAAAGATTTATAAACTTGATCACATTGCTCCGGATGCCCGCAAAAAGTTCATAGCCGAATGCCGTGCCCGCTGCCGCAATGAGGACGCCTTCAATCAGGAGTATATGTGCATCCCGTCGGCGGCCGCATCGACACTGATTCCGTATGACCTGTATCAGAGCTGTGAAATGCTCGACTGTCTCCAGCCTCTTGTGCCTCACACGGACGAGCGGCGACATTACTATTTGGGCGGCGATATCGGCCGCGAAAAGGACTTGACCGTCTTTTGGCTCTGGGAGCTTGTGGCCGATATTTTGATTACCCGCAAGGTCATAAAACTGTACAAGACCCCTTACGGTGCCCAGCTCCAGATGGCCTCCGATTTACTGGCCAATCAGAATATCGAGCGTGCCTGCATTGACGCCACCGGCATCGGTGACATGCTGGCTGAGATGCTGGCCGACAGGTTCGGCACGTATCGCGTCGAGAAGGTCAAGTTTACCGGGCCTGTAAAGGAGCACCTGGCATCTTTAATGCTGGGAAGGTTTGAGGACAAACGCATCCGCGTTCCCGCCGACCGTGTAATTCGTGAGGATTTCCATTCTATCAAGAAGACTGTCACGCTTGCCGGTAATATTCGCTTTGATGCAGCTCACACTGACGCCGGTCATGCAGACCATTTCTGGGCAGGTGCCCTGGGCATTGAGGCGGCTGCTACGATTGCCGTTCCGGAGTGTATTTTATTATGACCGAAGTCCAGGTAAATCGAAGGCTGTCTCTTGAAGCCGCCGAAGGCGTCAAGTATGGCGTCGACCGCCAGGTCGAGGCCCTGGCAAAATCTTTCGGGATAAGCCAGGCCGCCCAGATGTGGCTTTCCGGCACCGACATGCCGGATACCAGAGACAGCAAGCCGACCAAGCCGTATTCTCAAGTCGCCTTGGTCTATACCTGCGTTAACAAAATCATCAACGCCATTGCCGGCCTGCCTCTTGTGCTCTCGAACATAAACGAACAAATCATCGAGTCAGGCCCTGTTTATGACCTGTTTTTCAATAACCCCGCCATAAGCTGGCAGAGGTTCGTGACCGAGACTATCGGCCATTACGCCCTTGGCCGCGATGTCTTCTGGCTCTTTACGGAGGCAGAAGGCACGAGTCCGAAGGAAATCCTCGTCGTTTCCGGCACTCAGATGCACCCCGTCACCCATGACCGCACGTCCGGTGGGGTCCTGCTGGGCTGGGAGTTCAGGGGCGCAGGCGGCCGGCGTGCGAAGTTTACTCTGGATGAAGTATATCAATGGAAGAACTTCAATCCTGATGATCGTTTTCACGGCCTCGGTCCTGCTGATGCAAGCCGGCTCAATATCAATTATAGTTTCGCCGCCGACCTGTACAACTCCAGCGCTTTAGCCAACGGTGCCGAGCCCGGAATAATGCTCACGACCCAGGGCAAGCTTGATGACGACCAGGTGCGTAGGCTGCGAAGTCAGTTTGACTCTCGTCACAAGGGCGCCGGCCATGCCAAGCGTACCGCCGTATTGACCGGTGGTATGGACGCCAAGACGGTGACTATGAATATGACGGACATGCAGGTGGCGGAAATAACAGTGATGAGCGATAAGAAAATCTGCTCTGCTTTCGGTGTCCCTCCCGGCGTAGTGGGTCTTATTACCGAGGCCCAGTATTCGCACGGTCCCGCCGTGCGTGACTTTATCTTCAATACGGTCCTGCCGCTGGCATCTTTATTTGCCGGCGAATTAACGGCGGGTATAATATCCCGGTTCTTCGGCTCGAAAATGCTGGGTAATAATTTCCCCGCCATTGAAGTCAAGGATGCACGTTTTTACGCCGGACGCTGCGGCCGGCTCTCTAAAAACAAGTATTTCCGGCAGGCTAAGCACAGGGCGGTTGCCGTCCGGAACAAGGTCTTTGCCTGGTTCGACTCCAACCAGAACCCCGTAGTCCAGGAAGCCAATCGCGAAACGGCCGAGAAGGTCCTCAAGTTCACCGATGCCGGCGTTCCTCTCAACGATATCATCGAGACCCACGACCTGCCTTACGAGCAGGTCCCCTGGGGCGATGACTGGTGGATAGGCATGGGTCAGGTGCCGGCCCGTTTCGCCCTCGAGGCGGGGTTAGAGGGGCTGACCGGCCCCTCGCTGCCTGAAGGTGAAACGCCTGGCGAGGAGGAGCCTGAAAAAACAATCGTCTCCGCGAAATCCGTGGTTAAAGCCGATGATGAGCGGCAGAGTCTCCGTATCTGGCGTAACTGGGTCGTCTCCTGGGCCGGCATCGAGCGGGAATATACCGAGGCCATGCGCAAGTTCTTCCTCCGACAACAGCGGATTTTGCTCGGTAAGCTCAAAAAGGTAATGGGTAAATCGAAGTCTGTTAAGGCCGATACCGGAGAGGTCATCGCCCGCGTCGTATTCGATTTGAAAATCGAGGACGGCAAAATCCGCGTAATCAATCACACCTTCTTCGAGAAGGCAGGCGAATTAGGCGTCCGCCAGTCTCTTTCGGAGGTCCTCGGTCTGGCAGGCGATAAGCTCGATGAGGCGGTCGAGCAGGCAAAGCGTATGAATTTGATGCGTGCATCCCTTGTCCGTTCTTCACACAAGATTAGTGGCGTCAATCGCACGACCCAGAAATTGGTGTCCGGCCAGCTTACATCCGGCATCGTGGCCGGCGAAGGCCTGAACGAGCTTACTGCCCGCATTGCAAAGACCCTCGGCTCCAACAGGGGCAGGGCGATCTCTATCGCCCGCACACAGACGGCAGGAGCTATGGGGACAGGCAGGCATACGGGTATGAAGACCGCCGGCGTGGACAAAAAGTCCTGGCTGTCATCTCGCGACGACAACGTCCGCGATAGTCATCGCCAGGCCGAGAGCCGTTATGCCGAAGGTATTTCTCTTGAGGTCCCGTTCCAGGTGGGCGGCGACTTCCTTATGTACCCGGGCGATCCGGGCGGCTCGGCCGCCCAGATTATCAACTGCCGCTGCGTGGAAATTGCCGTCCGTGCCGCCGGTAAATCATTCGGCCCGGCGTTTTATACTGCACTGCAATTTTATTCTTATACAGATATGCAGAAGGCCCACGCCGAAAGTGAGAAAAAAAAGGAGTCCCAAAATGGAGCCTAAAATGAAGTTTTTCTATCCCAAAGTCAAAAGCGTCGATATTGAGAACCGGCGAATAACGGTCTGCATTTCTAAAAGCGAAATCGACCGTCACGGCGAGCGAATCGAAATATCAGCCATTGCCGATTCGCTTCAGATCTACGCCCAGAATCCCGTGGTCCTCGGAGACCATCAGCACCGTCTTTCGACGGGCAAGTCGTCCGTAATCGGCCATTCGCCGCCTGAATCTTTCAGGGTGCTTGAGAACGAGGTGGATATCGATATCGTTTTCTCGATTAACGAAAACGCCGAGACTTATTGGATCAACTTCCGGGACGGCCATCAGAAGGCAGTCTCGATAGGCTTCATCGACCTGGAATGGCGGACGGAAGAGGTCGATGGCCGCAAGATATTCGTATCGACTAAAATCGAGCTTCTCGAGGTAAGCTGCGTCGCCGTCGGTGCAAATCGCGGGGCCTTGATAAAAGCTAAGGGGATGTTCGACAGAATAAAAGATGAGACCTTTGATTGCGAATGCATCGAATGTGGTCACTTGTTAAAAAGCCCGGCGCATTGCAACGAGCTGAAGTGCCCAAAATGCGGAGGCCAAATGCGAAGGGCTGAAAGGCCGGGTCCCGGCCAAAACCAGGAACAGTCCACAAAACTGATCAAGCAAGTATCAGAATTGAAAACCTTCTGCGAGGAAGGTTTCGAGGACATCAAATTGCTTTTAATCACCGATTCGGACAAGTTTGCAGACCGTCTGCTCGGAGACGGTCCTGAATCACTCGTTCCCGCCGGTGACGAAAAAAAGGCCGAGCAGGACGCCGATAGGTATGTACAACGGCTGCTGGGGCGATCTCGAAACAGCCAGGAATTTCGGTCTGTTCTGCCTGGCCTCGGTCTATGGCAATAAGAAGGCCGCCGAGCAGCTTGAAAGCAAGGGCATTTCTCTTGACCGTGTCACCGAAGACAAGGAAAAGGCGATGGGCGAAGATGTCGGCTCCACCGGCGGCATCCTCGTTCCAACCGAGTTCATCCCGAACCTCATCCTGCTCATCGAAAAATACGGCGTCTTTCGCCGCAACGCCCTCGAGTACCCGATGGCGGCCGACAGTGCCATCGCCCCAAAGCTCACTTCAGGTCTGACCGTCTATTGCCCCGGTGCCGGGGTGGCCCCTACCCTGTCGGACGCTGCATTTGCGCCCGTAGGTATGAACGCGAAAAAGTGGATGACGTTGACGGCCCTCGATTCCGAGTTGACCGAAGACGCCGCCATTGCAATCGGCGAGATAATGGGCTTCCTTATCGGCTATGCCTTCGCCAAGAAGGAAGATGAGGTCGGTTTCCTCGGCGACGGCACAAGCACGTATTTCGGCCACGTCGGTATCACAGGTGCCCTGCGTGCAGTCGATGCCACGATTGCTAATATCAAGTCGCTCGTAGTGGGTACCGGCGATCTCTATAGTGAACTGGTGTTGGCGGACTTTGAGGCTCTTATGGGCATTCTGCCCGAATATGCCGAAGACGACGCCAGGTGGTATTGCAGCAAATACTTTTACTTCACTGTTATGACCAGGCTTGCCTTGGCAGCCGGTGGTGTCAACGCCACGGAGATACAGATGAATCGCCTCGCAAAGCAGAGATACTGGATGGGTTATCCGGTCGAAGTCACGCAGGCGATGCCGAAGGTCGCGGCCGTCAGTCAGATATGTGCGGTTCTCGGCAACCTCAAGCTCGGTGCCTATATGGGTGACCGCAGGAAGCTCACAATCGACCGCTCTACAGAGGCGTACTTCACGACCGACCAGATCGGTTTCCGTGGCACCGAGCGGGTGGCCCCGACCATTCACGGTGTCGGTGATACTACCGATGCCGGTCCTATCTGCGCTCTGATTACCAAGGCCTCTTAATCGTAAGAGTTCCGGTGACAGGGGGGGATGGTGATGAAAGATGTACGTAAAAAAGATTAAGTAACTTTTTTTGAAAGGTAAGAAGATGATCGACATTCAAAATATGAAAATAGGCATTCTTACGCCCCCGCAGATTAAAAACAACGGCGACTTTGACACCAATACCTACATCGACACCGCCGGCTGGGGTCATCTCCGGGTCCTTTTAATCACCGGTGTCATTACGGCCTCTGCTCCCATCGGCTCGACCGCCGAAACTACGGCCCCGCTGGTCGAGGAATGCGATACGACCGGCGGCTCCTATACTGCCGTCTCCGGCGCCGCCCTGGCCGATGCGATCGCCGACGACGAGGATGGTTTGCTCTTCGCCATTGATATCGACCTGACTAAGACCCACAAGCGGTACATGCAGGTTCAGGCCCCGCATGTGGGCGATGGCACCCCGGGCGCCGCCCTGGCCGTTATCGGCATCCTGTCAAGGCCGGAAGGCAACGGCCCTGCGAACGCTGCCGGAATGGGTCTGGCAGAGCACATCAAGGCGTAGGCGTAAATGTTCGTAACGTTGTTATCCGCCCGCAGCAGGAGGGGGATGCGGGCGGATATTTGAAGATTATTGCAAAATAAAATGAGGTATGAATATGTGGATCATAATGAAGGAAACACTGACCGGCAAAGAGACTAAAGGGCTTGGTCTCTATCCGAAGGGGCTCAAGTTCGACCTGCCCGAAAGTTACCTCGAGGTGTTCCCTGAAGGCAGTTACGAAAAATGCCCCGCCCCCTGGGATGTTCAAAAAAAGCAGCCTGCCGAACCGGATGGTGAGCCTGCCGAACCAGAGCAGCCTGCCGAACCGGAGCAGCCGGTGAAATCCGAACCTGCTCGAGAGGAACCGTCCTATGCAAAAGAAAGAGCAAAAAGAGCAAAAAGACAGCCGCCGAAAAAGCGTTGAGCAATCGCCGAAGGACAAGCAGTTTTGTCCTGAAAATGCCGGTAATAAGTACAGGAAAAAGGCTTATTAAAAGGCCTTTACAGGTGGTTTAATTATGGCTGAATTACTCGCAAAAACCGCTGCCGCCGTTGCCGTCGATGAGGACCTGACCGTCCTTTTGGACTGGCTCAATATCGAGTCGGTCTCCGGTTTTACTATTATCGTCGAGAATGCCGGCGGCGGCTCGGGCAATGATATCAGTGACGTTCAGATAGACACCTCTGCCGACGGTGGTATTACCGTTGATACCGACCGGCACCCCGGCGTCCCCAGCGTCCCCATCGCTTTTGGCGAATCAGGTAATGCCAATATCGGCACGTTCGCCGAGACGGCCGCCTTCGTCCGCGTCCGGGCAAAGTGTGCCGCCGGCGCCGACACTACGGCGACTGCAATGCTTACGGCCGATTCGGCGGCGGGTCGTATCTGCACCCTCTCCGATGTAAAGGACCGCCTGGGGTTAAGCGGTACGGACCATGACCAGGCCATTGAGAGAATAATCTCCGGCCTTGCGGCCATCTTCGAAGGTTACGCCCATCGCATCCTGCTCGTCAATGCCGCCGAGACAACCGAGTATTATACGGGTCTCGGCACACGCCTGCAGTTGAAGCGATACCCGGTGGTCTCTATTGCCTCGGTCAGGCAGGCTTACGATTACGACTTTGATTCGGCTGATGCACTCGATGCCGATACCGACTATCGTTTGATTACTGCCAACGGCATTCTTTACCGAATCAATGCCTTCTGGCCTGAAGTCGAGCAGGGCATCCAGGTCATCTATCGCGGCGGCTACTGCTCAGCCGGCCAGACGCCCGGCGAGGGTGAATTTGCAATGCCCGCCGACCTGCGTGAGGCTGCGATTGAACAAAGTTGTTTTCTTTTTAAGCGACGTGACGATATCGGCCTGTCGGGCGTCTCCGCCGAAGGCGGCTCTATCAGCAAGTTCAGCCCGATGGACTTACTTCCAATGGTCAAAAAAATCCTCGATTCTTACAGGAGGCCGATGCTGTGATTATCACTTTGGAAATGGGACCGGACTTCGAAGCGACCGTCGCCAAGCTCGGCTCGATGGGCCAGGCCGTTGCCGAAGCCTGCTCTGACGGCCTTAAAAAAGGGGCCAGTCTTGCCGCCGGCAAGGTCGTTTCTAATTATCTTACCGGTCAGTCCCTCAAGCGACGCAGCGGCCGGCTCGCAAGAGGCGTCCAGGGTTGGCTGGCGGCCCCTCTCGACGGAGTAGTCGGCGTCAGGCCGAATTCCACGGTCGATAAATACAAATGGCTGCTGGGTGACGAGCAGATGACCATTAAGCCCAAGCAGGCAAAGTTCCTGGCTGTCCCTATCGGCGAGGGCCTGACCTCGTCCGGTGTCGCCAGGTACTCATCGCCCCGTGAAAGGCCGGACGGCTTCTTTGTCAGGACAGGCGGTAAGCTCTTGTTCGGCTACAAGCGGGGAAAGAAGGGTAAATTCCGGGCGCTCTTTGCGCTCGTCAAGAGCGTCTTCGTCCAGGGTTCGGGCGCCCTGTACGATGGTGTTATGGACAGTGTCGATGATATCGGCGAGGCGATGGAAACTGAAATCGGCAAGGTAACGGAATCTTGATATGGCAAATGACGGTGGACTAATGGCTGCCCTCGAGCAGTGGCTCGCCGATACGCTCGCGGCACTGAAATGCGAGGGCAACCCGGTCTTCAAGACTGCGGAAGTCTGGAAGCACCAGATTGGCCCGAGCAAGGCCGGGTTAGAGGCCTTCAGCCGTTACGAGCCGTTTGCTTTTGTAAGTTATAACGCCACCGACGCCGCCCGCGAAGGCGGTTACGACCTGCGTCAGGTCCTCGAATTCGCCGTCCTTATCGGAGTCGAGTCAAGGGAAGACGGTGTCGCCCGGTTCGGCGATGCCGGTCATCTCGGCACCAGCAAGATCCGGGACCTTGTAATCGCCGCCCTCGACAGGGTACATCCGGGCGGCGACTTTAACTGCGACGACTTTTATTATACCGGTGACATCGAGGTAGTCGATGCCCCGAAAAAACATGCAATTCAAATGAATTTTGAAACCAGTCAGATGACTACAAGTTAGGAGACCTATTATGACTACAGTAAACAATCGTGTGGGCCTGGCCCAGGCAATAGCAATCAATGGTATCGATACCGGCGGTGCGATGACGGCCAGGATTGAGGCCGGCTACGATACTATCCTCCGCTCGGCCCCCGACGGCCTTGAGGTTCCCCTCAAGGACAGGGAGGTCGAATTCGTACGCGGAACTATCACAACGCAGGATTGGTCCCAGGCCGTGGCCCTTTTGACCGGCACGCTCGGGACCTACGTTTTCTACGAGCGTAAAAGCGGTGTGCCGGTGGCCACCGTCTTCATCGAGCATACCATCACTAACCCTGTAATCCACAGAATGGCCATCAATCTTGCCCAGGGCGGTTACGGCACCATCACGTTCGATTTCGAATGTATGCCCGCCGATGATACCAAGGGTATTGCCGATATGTGGGGTCTTCTGGACACCCAGGCCGCTCCGACCTATATCCCGGCCGCTCGCGGCGGTTTCCGCATAGAAAGCGCCAAGCACGGCACCGAAACACCAACGCCTGTGTGGCAGCAAATCTATCACGTAACCCGTTTCGATTTCACCCTGACCCTGCCGCTCGTAAAGGCCTGCAACGATACCGACGTCGGCTACACCTGTGTTGACGCAAGGCTGGACGGCCTGACGGCGACCGGCTCTATCACCTTCCAGGACGCCGCGATTACAGGCGCCGTCCTCGTCGCCCAGGCTTTGATTGCCGCCGCCAAGAACTCGCTCGTAATCGTGGTCCGTCAGGGCCAGGCCGCCGCCGATAAGACCATTACCATCCTGGGCATCGATTTCAATACAATCGAGAACGCTTCAGACGTCAACGCCGATTTCACCGAGTACACGGCGAACTTCGAGGTCAGCAACGATACCACCACCCAGCTAACGCTTGCCGGCACAAACAAGATAATCGAAATCGCCTGATAAAAAAAAGGACGGGAAAATCCGGATGGCAAAAGATATCAACATCCACATAAAGACCCGGGGCGCTGACCGGACAAAGCAGCAGCTCGAGCAGACCGGCAAGTCCGCCAAAAAGGTTGGCGGTTCTGTTGGTGAGGGCGGCAAAAGAGGCGCTGATGGTATAAACAAGATGTCTGAAGCGGCTGCCAAAAGCCCGAGCCGCTTTTCCAGGCTTTCATCTTCAATAAAATCCTGGGTTGTTGGTTTGGTTGGTATATCGGCTGTAATTGCAGGGATAACGGGTGCAATTCGAGCACAGATACAAGCCATCAAAGAACATGCGGAAATCGCTTCAAAGCAGCAGAAGAAACTTCTTCCGCTGATGGGGATGAGCGACTTTTATAAAGAACGTCCCCAACTAAGAAAACAAGTTGCCGCCTATGCCGAATTGGGACGCAGACCCTTTGAAGAAGTCGCGGAGACCTGGTATAAATTGCGAAGTCAAGCCGCCAGGATGACTACCAAACAAAGAGAAGGCATTCTCAAAGAATCCCTTGAATTAGGTCGTTTGTATCCGGAAGCTCCACTTACTGACCTGGTGAATATGTTTACGCTTTACGCAAAGGCAACTCGAGCGGAAGACCTCAATCAAGTTCAAAATGTGCTTATGCAAACAATCACCGAGGCAGGTGGCGGAATGGCTGATGTATCAAGGCTTATGCCTATGTTTTTGGGGCCTGCTATGAAGGGCGGCTTAACAGGACCGGAAGCCGCCGGTTTATGGGCCTATGCTACTACTTTGCCGGAAGCCGGTACCCCAGAAAGGGCCACTACTGCCCTGCGCAATGTGCTCTCTGCTTTGCAGGGTAAGGGTACTCCTGAAGCAAAAAAGATGCTGCAGGATTTAGAAGTTAAGCCGGGAATGGGGTTATTTGAACAATTCGAAAAATTAGCTGCTGCTCAGCGAGCCGGTCGATTTGGTCTGCCCGAGGCGGAGTTGCTCGCCGGAAGGGAAGGCATGTCTTTGCTTTTAGGTTTATTAGAAGATGCAAGGGCTATGAAAGAGACTGTCGGAAAGGTTGTTGCTGCACACAGAGGACGTCGCGATATTACCCGCGAGACTATCACTGGCATCATGGACACGGACGAAATCGCTCGCCTTGAAGAAGAAGGACGTCAAAAGGATATCTTGATAGAGAATCTGAAGGCCCAGGATATCAGGGCAAAGCGGCAGATAAACCTTTTAAAAGATATTGAAATCAGGATGCGAAAGGAAGGTAGAGCTGAAGCTGCTATCGGATTCCAATTATGGCTTGAATCTATGGCGGCCGCCCTCGGTGCCGAACCAGGTAAAGAAGAAATGGAACTTGATGTGGTTTGGCCTTATTTAAAAAAAATTCTTCTCGAACAGCTTAAAAAACCAACACCCGAACCCGAAGCAACACCGGAATCTGAAGCACAACCCGAACCCGAAGCACAACCCGAACCCAAAGCAAAACCCATACCCGAAATAAAGCCCGCAGGTAAAGAGATATCTGCCGAGCCGGTGACTGTTGGCATCGAAGCTGAAGCGCAAATCGAACAGGTCGAGGTCCCCGCCGAGCCGGTGGCTAAAGAGCTTCCCGCTGAGCCTGTCAAGGCTGCCGTCGAAGCCGAAGCGGAAATCGAGCAGGTCGAAGTCCCCGTCGAGGCCGTAGCCAAAGTTGTCCCCGCCGAGCCGGTCAAGCTCGATGTGCCCGCGAATGCGGAGCAAAAGCAGGTCGAAGTCCCCGTCGAAGCCGTGGCCAAAGTTGTCCCCGCCGAGCCGGTCAAGCTCGATGTGCCCGCGAATGCGGAGCAAAAGCAGGTCGAAGTTCCCGTCGAGGCCGTAGCCAAAGTTGTCCCCGCCGAGCCGGTCACTATTAAGGTTCCCGCCGAGGCGGAAGCCAAGCAGGTTGAAGTTCCCGTCGAGGCCGTGGCCAAAGTTGTCCCCGCCGAGCCGGTCAAGGTTGACGTGGAAGCCGGGGCGGAAGCCAAGCAGGTCGAAGTTCCCATCCATGCCGTAGCTAAAGAAATTGCTCCTGGTGTAATATTCTATCCGGGGGCCGCCGTTGACGTTGAGGCTGAGACCAGGCAGGTCGAAGTCCCCGTCGAGGCCGTAGCCAAAGTTGTCCCCGCCGGGTCGGTCACGGTCAATGTACCCGCGAATGCGGAGCAAAAGCAGGTCGAAGTCCCCATCGAGCCCGTAGCCAAAGTCGTCCCCGCCGGGCCGGTCAAGGTTGACGTGGAAGCCGGAGCAGAAGCTAAGCAGGTCGAGGTTCCCGTCCAGGCCGTGGCCAAGGAGGTCCCCGCCGGGCCGGTCACGGTCAATGTGCCCGTGAATGCGGAGCAAAAGCAGGTCGAAGTCCCTATCGAGGCCGTAGCCAGGGAACTTCCCGCCGGGCCGTTCAAGGTTGACGTGGAAGCCGGGGCGGAAGCCAAGCAGGTCGAAGTTCCCGTCCAGGCCGCAGCTCGGCAGCACGGCATCGAGCCAGAACAAAGGGAAGTTGCAATAAGCTCTGCCCCCCCGGTAATCAATTATAATTACGATTATAGCATACGTTATTATCCAAGAGTGGGTGATGACGAATCGGGCCCGCGCGTCGAGCCGGGCGTTGTTGTATGAGGTGACAATTGGCAACTGCTTTAACTTCTATTTTTGGAAGTGAGATAAATGTTTATTGCCAGCCCCGCCAGTCGGAGCGTCAGTACGTCGGTTTCCCCGGCGCCCACGGCGTGGTCTCCACGCACCTCGGCACTCGCGGCCGCCAGCTCGTAATCTCCGGCACGCTTCGCGCGACGGGAGCCAATTACGCTGTGGCCCGGGCCGCCCTGCAGTCGGCGATTGATACGATCGAATCGTACCTGCTGGCTTACCCCGCCGACTACAGCTTTGCCGGCGCTGTATTTTCGCACACTGTTTTTGACAAATTCCAGCTCGTCCCGGACGGCAAGGGCAAGGTCTTTGGCCTGACCGGGGCCGGCTGGGTAACCTGTAATTATATTATGTACGCAAGGACGCTCCTTTAATGGTCCAGGAAGCAAAGTCGCTCGATAGGACGGCCCAATCTCTCGTGGTCCAGGCTAAAAGGGCCCACGGCATGCCGCCCGAGTTCGATACCGTTTGGAAGCTGGTCTGGGGCGCCAAGGTCGAGCGAGTTGAAATCAATCGCGACAGCAGGTCCTCTACGGCCACAATCTGGTTCCCCGATTTGCGTTGGCACCAGACAAAACGGCTTTTATGGGGCGATGCCGTCCGCATCAGGACTAACGAGCGGGCAAGTTCCGACAGGACCATCCTTTTTTCAGGATTTCTAACCGCCTATCTCTCGGACTTCTCCGGCGGTACCGACCAGCCCGGGTCGGCTTACGAACGAAACGCCGTCGTCTGTTCCGACCACCGCTGGCTTCTTTCGACCACGTCCCCGATTTTCGGCCAGTTCGCAAGAGGACCCGACGATTACGCCGATTACGGCGCTGCGTCCCAGGCCGCGATTGATAACAAATATACGTTTCTCTCCGGCCGGCGGGCCATCTTTAACGCCAAAGGCAAGCCCGACCGGGACGCGGTCAGTCTTAAGGTCCTCAATTCCGCCGGCACTCAGCTTTGTGAGATGCCCCTGTTTACGAACCCCGGGCTGGGCTGTTACTGGACGGCAAGGGACATGCTCCGCTACGTTCTCAGCCCCCTCCAAAACAAGGCCTATAACTATTTAACTATTGACGACCCGTCCGTTCTTACAGGTCTAAATCACGGCGACTGGGACAAGGTCTTGAACCACGTTGTCGCCGAAGGCCTCAGTATCACGGAGGTTTTGCAGACAATCTGCAGGCAATTAGGCTGGAGCTTTAGGGAAGACTATAAAAATGACGGTACGGTCGAGTTTGTCTTTTATAAAATCGGGGCCGCTTCGCAATATTCCCGTGACGGCGATAATCCCACAATCCTGCAGCGGCTTCACGCGCCCGCCGCCGGCGAAAGCGTCGGTACGCCCGTCGGTAAGGGCAAAAAGCTCTTGTGGTCAATGTCGCTTGCCGAAGATATCGGCCGCACCGTCAACAGGCCCTGGGGTCTGGCCGCCCCTCATCGTTTCGAGTTCACCGCCGAGCTGGTCCCCGGCTGGCTCGATGACGACCTCGAGCCGGACACCTCTAATAGTAATGCAAACCTCTTTTTAACCGACGCCCAGCTTCAGAAAATCGCCGACAAGAACGGCGTGCCCTTCTATAAATACTATTATCCTCGCGGCGCCGGGTTCCGCCGCGATGTCGGCAGAAAGTGGGTCCTGAACGAGTCCGGTGCTTACAGTGATAGCGACTCTTACGATCGCGGTATGCCTTTTGATTTCAGCGATTACCTGCCCGATGATTATATCTTAAGTGATGCTCGCAAGCGTCTTTTCGCGCC